TTATAAGCAACTTGATCAGGTCTTTCATTGACTCTAATGGTATATTGGTCAAATCCCAATATGACATCTTGCAGTCTTTCACGTACTTTAATCCTTCTAAACAGGTTTTTAGCAAGTTTATAAGGATCTACGTTATTCTGACGATAACTTGATGTCCTGACCAATACGTCAGGTAAGTGAGTAAAATATGCCATTAGAATCTTCGGGGATCGTTTTCAGAAAGGGGGTTATTTATCACTTCTCCATTAACTCTGAATTCTTGCCCTGTTAAATCCAAGTACTCCATGAAACTTATGTTTCTTGTCACACCATTCTCTGTTACTGTTGTATATCCATCACCTCTACTAACAGTTTCATTTTCTTCATTACCAGAACCAGATCCTCCTGTAGGTTGAGGTTTATGATCGGTGAAACCGTAAGTTTCCTTAGTAAGGAATTCAGTCTCTTTGAAGTTTAATTTCAATGAATACTTTAAAGCACCAAAATCGAAGTATTTACTGTCAGTCATCGCAGATCTTAAAGAAGTGAAATCTGGCATACTGACATCAACACCAGTGCAAACCATCTTAGTTGGAAATTGCATAACTTGACTTAAGATACCTTGACTACCACCTTGATTGGGGTTAGTAATAGTTTCATTACCACCACCTTTATCAACATATCTGACAGTAGTAAGACGGAAGTATTCTGGTATTGTTAACCAGTTTTCTCCACTTTTACCAGGTAGGGCGTATCCTCTAAATTTACGAATAATGTCATATATGGTTAAAGCATCTTCAGTGCTCTTTGGTACCATTTCCCAAGTCCAAGAGTGTCCCCTGAAGTTACCTTGACCTTCGTATGTTGCTTCAGCGTATGGGTTAAATATTGTTTTATTGACTATTGAGCTTACTTGGTTCTTATCAAGTTGGGCATCACCACCAGCAACAGAAATAGCAGCATTAATTACCTTAGTTGCTGCTTTATAACCTAATGCAGACATTGCTCCTTCTGCTGTGCCCTTAATCTTATCGGCAACAGCTTCAGTGTTAATCTCACCAGACTGACCATCAACTACATCACCTGCAATACCTAGTACCTCTTTACCAATTCTTCCCAGTTCTACCTTACCCCAACCTTGTGAATGACTTTCACTTAGTGACTTGGGTAAATAGAGATATATTGTATCTAATAACCTCTCTGTTTTGTGATCAAATACATCAAATTTTAGATAATCAATTACTTCAGTTGGGAAAGCTGCCCCATCTGTAATTGTTTCTCTACTACTTGCTGAATTGACACCTAGAGGCTTAGCACTTGGAAATACTAAGGTTTTCTTCGACATGGCTTACAAAGGAAAGTTTCGACCATCAAACAAACATAAGTACAAAGGTGATCACACTAGTATTATTTATAGGAGTTTGTGGGAAAAGAAGTTTATGCATTGGTGTGACAAGAATGTAAACGTTTTGGAGTGGGGAAGTGAAGAGATTATTATTCCTTATAAGTCTCCTTTGGATAACAGGATTCACCGTTATTATCCTGATTTCTATGTTAGAGCGAGAACAAAGGACGGAAGAATTGCCAAATCGATCATCGAGATCAAGCCAGCTTATCAAACTAAGCCCCCGAAACGTAAATCGCAGAAGGCTTTAACCTTTTTAACAGAAGTTAAGACTTGGAATGTAAATAGTGCTAAGTGGAGAGCAGCAAGACAGTATTGTGCTCATAAGAATATGCAATTTATCATACTGACCGAAAAACACTTAAATGTATGAGTATCTTCACAGACATAAAAGACTTAGGGGGTGACAAGCACCAGTCTAAACAATGGTATAGAGAGCAATTGCAGTATGGATTGGAGCCATATCAACGTGGATTTGTTGTGGGTGATATTATATTCTTCAATTACTCAGCTCAGACACCAGACTTGAAATTCTGGGACACATACCCTATGGTACTAATCACAGATGTGGATTACCAGAAGAAGCAATTCTCTGGAGGGAATATGCACTATCTGAGACCTAATAGTAGAAAAAGTATGGCAAATACATGGGCTGCTGGTAGTATTTCATATCCTATGCGTTGCCACCATAAATACTTTATGTCTAGTGTCACCAGAGCATATTTTGTACCACCCGATGAATTGAAAGACATGACACCACTCCCAGTGGAGCAGTTTGTTATTAGACCTAAAGGACTTGGTAGAACCATGGAAGTACCAAGTAGTATAATCTGGAGTAGATTAAAATGAGTATTCAGTTAGAAACTATCAATAACCCTAATAGTTTCGATAAATGGAAGCAACAGGTAACTAGAGGAAAACTCGAGCCCTCTAGATCTAACCTGTACGGAGTTAAGTTATTTCTTCCTACATGCCTGAAGCATAATACTCAATTTATAATGAAAGACCAGAGACATGCATTTGATTCCATGAATTACATGGCAGATTCAGTCACTATACCTGGTAAGAGAATTCAAGATGTTAAGGTAAAAGCAGCATGGCAAGGTGCAGCATTTTCAACTGCTAGGATGCAGCAACATGGTGATCTGGATATTACCTTTTTAACAGACAAGTATCAATATCATCGTCAATTCTTTGAGCATTGGATGAACTGGGCAGCACCAGACATGGAGAATAGATCAGGGATATATGAGGAGTATGCTACTAACCTAATAGTAACAAAGTGGGAACTTGGATCCCCTGTTAGTTGGGAAGGTATTGCAGATAACGGAGCAACATTCAGGTCTAGACTTAATGCATCGATGGCAGTTTGGCAATTCTTCGGAGCATGGCCCTATGACATGGGTGGAGCAACATATAATAATGGTCCTACCAGCTTAGTTAAGTTTAGTGTTAAATTTAAGCACGAGAGATATAGATTTGATGGAGTAGGAACTGAAGCAATGGGTGTTAATACTCCAGATAGATATATAAACACAGCATCAAATACTATGGCAGCAGCTGGTATCGGTGACGAACAGAAAGCAGCAGCTGGATTTGGTGTCTAAATAGAATTATAATAATGCAATCGTTATGCCATTACCTAAGTTAGCCATACCTGAATATGAGGCGACCTTGCCTATTACAGGCACTAAAATATCATATAGACCATTCCTAGTTAAGGAAGAGAAATTACTCTATCTTGCTATGGAGTCGCAAGACAACAAGCAGATGGTCAAAGCAGTGAAGACTATTATTAAGAATTGCACTAACCTAAAGACTAAGGTAGAAGATCTCTCTACTTTTGAGATTGAATATATCTTCCTTAAGATTAGATCTGTTGCAGTTGGTGAGACAAGTGAATTTAAAGTCACATGTCCAGATGATGAGAAAACTCAAGTAGATGTAGTTGTTCCTCTAGCAAATGTTGGAATTGAGATCCCAGATGGTCACACTTCTAAGATTGATTTGGATGGGACTGTGGGTGTGCAGATGAAATATCCTTCATTGGATGTCTTTATTCAGCAAAACCTATCGGATAACCCTGATATAGAGGATGTATTTGAATTAGCTGCAGGATGTATTGACCAGGTTTATGATAAAGAAGAGGTCTATGATTCTTTCACTAAGAAGGAAGCATTAGAATTCTTGGAAGATCTGAATTCAGATCAGTTTGGTAAGATTCAAAATTTCTTTGAGACTATGCCTAAACTGTCTTATAAATTAAAGGTAACAAACCCTAATACAAAGGTTGAGAGTGAGATGGTACTGGAGGGACTAGCAAGTTTTTTCGAGTAGCGTTAATGCATGACAGTCTTGAGAATTACTATAAGACTAACTTCGCATTAATGCAACACCACAAATACTCTCTGACTGAATTAGAGAACATGATACCGTGGGAACGTGATGTATATGTGAACCTTCTTATTGCTCATATCCAAGAGGAAGAAAGAAGGCAAAAACAAGACGAGCAAAAGATGTCTCTCTAATGGCAATTAAGAGTTACGTTAAAATTAGACCAATCAAAGACGATGGTGCTTATTCCGCAAGTTTCAACCAGATTCGGAAGGGTATCAATCGTACAGGTAAGGTAGTAACTAATATTAGTCGTAATCAGGTAGAGACAAATAAACTTATTACATTTGAGAGGGATTGGTTACGCACCAAATCTTTCAAAGAGGTAGATGAGGATCAAAGGGAAGAGAAACAAGATCTGAATGTGTTCCAGAAATGGAAAAAAGGTTTCATGGGCATGTTCAAGTTTGAACAAAGGAATAAGAAGGAAGATAAAGCAGAGAGTAGAGGTACCAAAGGACAAGAAGAAAATCCAATAAAGAAAAAGGCAAAGAAAGCAGCTATGGGCTTTCTTCAGACCATAGCAAATTTCTTAACACCTATATTTGATTTAATTCTTTCAGCAACAGTATTTAAGTGGTTAGAAGATCCTGAGAATGCAAAGAAAGCTGCGAAGGTTTTCAGGTTAGTTACTGCTATAGGTAAGTTTGCCTTCTCCATATTGGGGTTTGGTGTCAATAATATAATGAATGGTATTACTAATATCTTTGGTTTAGATCCTAATAAGACAGGTATCGCCAAGGTATTATCACCTCTTACAGGATTCCTACAGTTACTTACAGGTCTTGCGACACTTAGATACCTATTAAACCCATTAAAACTATTCAGTGATGGTAAGAAGGTAAGAAATCTCTTTAGAGATACTTCCCTGAAGGAGTTAGAATGGAAGAAAAATGAGCAATGGCGTAAGTTTGGTTATAAGGATACAGAGTCAGGTAAGATATACACTGAGGCAGAATATAAAGCACAGAAGAAGTCGGTTGAGAGACAGCAGAAGAAGTTAAGATCACAGGGTAAGACACAACAGGCAGATAGGATAGGTAAAAAGTTTAATCAGAGGGTGAAGAATCCTACCAGACTACAATCTGGTAAGAACTTCGGTAAGAAGTTGATGAAACCTGGCATGCAGAAGGGACTTGCAGTAGTTGGTGGTATCTCTCGTATTGCATCAGGTATTGCAATGGGTGAGGATAAGACCCAAGCAGTTGGTGCAGGTCTTGGTCAAGCAGCAGGTGGTATGATAGGTGCTGCTGCTGGTACTGCATTATTAGGACCATTCTTAGGACCATTTGCACCCATAGTAGGTAATGCTATTGGTGGTTTCTTAGGTGAGTGGGTAGGTAAGACATTCTTACCAGTAATCAAACCACTATTTGAACCCATTAAGAAGTATTTTCAATTGATGTTTGGGTTAGTTCAGGATGTTGCTAAAGACACAGGTATAACAGAGTTTCTTGGTACCTTATTCCAGTTTATAGGTCAAATTGGTAAGGTAATGTTTGACGTGATAGGGTGGATAATGAAACCTGTCACCTTCTTATTAGGTGGTGTAATCAAAGTACTGGGAGGTACCATATCCTTCATCATTAAAGCTGCTAAGAATATATGGGCGTTTATGTCGAATCCCATAGGATTCGCATGGAAAGTTATAAGGGGTAAGGATCCTGGAAAGGATGTAAAACTGGATGAGATGGCAGCTGGTGGT